CCGTTCAATATGTATACATAGTATCATATTGTATTATAATGACTGTAAATATTGAAGAGTATAATGTTATAAAATCAAGTATTGAGTGTGAAATTAGACAATTAAAACTAACATTGTATGATAAACAGTTTAAATTATCCGAAATAAATAATATTATTAGAAAAAATTGTAATCATGAATGGAAACAAACAGATATTGAAATGGGGCATTCATCGTTGACAGAAACAAGATGTTGTAAGTGTGGTGAAATAAATAATGATGTTGTAAATGGATATTACTAAGTATTAACATTTTTTACAGGGACAAGAACATTTACAACTTTTTCGTTTTGTCCTTTTTCGTTTTGTCCTTTTTCGTTTTGTCCTTTTTCGTCTAGTTTTTCTTTTTCCACCAACACGAGGATTTATATTTTGTATACCACTATTAACAACGTGTTTTGCGCCAGTTGACACTTGTTTTGCGCCAGTTGACACTTGTTTTGCACCAGTTGTCACTTGTTTTACACCTTCTTCTGCTTTTAATTCCAAATGTTTAACACCACTCGTTGCTTTTCCTATTCCTTGTTGTAATTTATTTTCCGCGGTGGTTGCAATGTTTTTAATACCAGATGCCGCGTCCTTTGCTTTTTCTGTTAAATTACTAATAATATCTCCCAAAAACCCACCTTGTTGATTTTGTCCCTTTCGATTGACTGATTTTCTAGATTTACGCACCATTATATATTATTATGATATAATATTTATTAAAATAATATGAAATTATTCATCATAATCACCTACCAAATCTTCGGATGGTTTAGAATCAATACGATCTTTGGTGTCCACGTCCGTCATAGTTCTTTTTAAATCAGCAAAACTGTTTAGGAATGTGTCACCCACTTTATGATTTCCACCTCGTTGTTGTAAATTTTTAATGTTATTTTCGTTTACACATAAGCAACCACTAGATGTGTATTTATTATCATTGCAGCAACCCGTTTTGCTTTCTAGACCAACGCCAAAAAAGATTGAGCCAACGTTTTCAATAAATTTACTTAATTTGTTATTATATTGAATATTTCTGTGGTCATTCATATACATACCATCCAAGTTTTTATAATTCGTGTCGTAAGAATAACCTGTATATCCTTCCTTTTTTCCTTTAACTAACCCTTCAATTGAAGATCCCACACCTCTAATATCCATTTTTTTTACTGCATCAATAATATTCAATTTCGTACAACTAATCAATGTGATGCCAAATATAAGATATGCTGTTCCAACACATCCATACAGAGCAAGTGGTATTTTATTAAAATCTATTATACCATTGTTTCGCAATAAGTATTTTAATTGATTGAGACATTTCGCAACGATTGGTGTATATTGGACCAATAATAATATAACAGCAATGAAATAGACAGACATCATTGCAAGCGATTTAAATAATAATTTAGAATCAGCGTACCAATTTAAATCATTGTTGTATTCGGAACTAAATATATTATTTATAAATGATAATATATTGCTTTTAAGTAAAAGGATTACGACTAAATTAACAATATTACATAATATAAATAATGCTAATATATAATGAATATTTTTTGTTGTAAACATATATATACTTATAGATATTTTTCTAAAGCATAATCGTAATCGTGGAACAATGTATTATTAACATAAAAATTACGTTGCTCTGTCAACAGATGATAAACTACATTACTATGAGATTTAATCCTGTTTATCACTGTATTTGATTTATTAAACGTGTAGATATGTTCACTTGCTTTAAATGTTTCATTTCCTAAAGTATATTTATATATTTTCATAGGTTCTATTATAATTATACCAAGCACTTTATTATCGTTATACAACATATCATTTACTGCTATATTATCTATAGTCTTATATGTATTATCATTCATTCGCACAGACGCGTCATAATTAAATCCACCTATAAGAAATCTGTTAAAACATCCTATTTTATTTTCTATATTATGTTTTACACTTGTGTCAATTTCGTCCCAGTCCAAGAATACTAAATCGTTAATTTCAAATACTTTTTGTGATGTATTTATACAATATACGTATGGTTCACCATAATCTATCTTCACCGCGTGTGGATGATCTTTCACATATATCCATTTATTTTTTATATCTTTTACTTTGTGACGACTTGTCACAATTATATCATATAAATTATACACATCTAATCCCGTTGCCGAAAATTTGAAAAGTGCTGTTACATAGTTGTTCTCTCCTATTTTATCACCTATATTTAATTTATTTATTGGTATATTATTTATTAACGTATCTTTTTGGAAGCAACCGTGCCGTTTGCCTGGTTTTCTAGGCATTTTATCATGTTTAATGTTTAAATCCTTTAGTCCCAACGCAACTAACCCAAGTGGGATACTAATTGCCATAAACATTATTGTAGCAGCGGTTGCTGGTATAAAACCAAATGGTATAATCCACATTGCCGCTATAGAACCCGCCATAATTACTAAAAATGCTATTATTAATTGTAGAAAACTGCCGAAAAATGCCCTAAACGAATATATTACTGTATATGAATAATATGCTATTAATTTAAATAATGCATTTATTTTTCCTGTTAAACTCTTTATATTTAATAATATCTTGAATATTGGACTTAACATATTTATTAGACTGTTTATGATGTACGAGAATATATTGGATGATATGTTTTTCATATTTTTTAATGCACCCACGACGGATGACAGCGTGTTTCCATATTTACCAAATGTTTTTTCCGTCGCTCCCATAGACGCTTTGTATGCTACAGATGCTTCGTCTGCAACCTCTTTGGTAATTTTTGAGTAACATTCTTTATAGTTTTTCTTTGTAAATTCGCTTGGGGACATTCCGGATTCTCTCTTAATGTAACCAGCAATTGGTATCACTCCTGGATTACATTTATGTTTTTCCCAATCGTGTTTATATTTGTTAACATTTGTTAATGCATTTATAATAAATATTAATACAATTATAATCACTATTGCTGAAAAGGATGAAAATACATATCCTCCTTTGTTTTCCATAAATTATATGGTTATTATAAATTTATACAACTAATTTATTTCACGTTCCTGTTATGGTACGTTAATCATCGTAATCCCAAAATGTATGCTCGCCTATTTTTATAATATGATCGTCCGTAATTAAACAATGAAACATATTTTTTTTAACAGTTGTTTTTTTCGCAATAGGAACACGTGCAACCATTCTAAATCGTTTTACGGATTCATCAAACATTAAATGTGTTCCAGTGACGTGTATTGTGTGCTTACCGTTTGCAATAGCATAAAATTCTTCATTGTGATGGTTTTTGATGTCAACTTTACCTATTATAATACTACCGTTCATTAATGTGTGACCTATTTTTGTATCTTTCATTTTTATTTCTTCACCAGATTCTAATTGTAGTATAGTATCAGGGTCAAAACACAATGCTTTTAATGTTTTTACGACAGGTCCATTTATAATACTTTCACCTGCCTTCACACCTGTTTCCGTTATATTCACAAATACTTTTCCTGTTGTAGTAATTTTTCCAGTTAACGATTTAAGATGATAAAACATATTTTGGAACTTGATAATGGTGTTAATCATCATTGACGATACACCTGAAAATATTCCACCGGTAACATCCTTCATACCAGATATGTCGGACTTTATAGACGTAAGACTATTACCTAATCCCTGACCAATATTATCTAGTTTTATTGCTTTTTGTTTAGTTTCATGCATATGTTCCTCTATATTTTGTTTTTGAGCGTGTTTCATACAAAATTTAGAATTTTCCTCAGCATCAATTCCGAAAAATCCAGCAAATGGTATAAACATTGGATCACACCGAATATTTCCAAAATCTTTTTTTGTAGAATCGTATTTTACCAAGAGAGATATTGCTCCGTACAAAATAGTAAATACAATAATAACTATAAAAACCAGTATTATAGTTCCTAGTCTCATATAAAATTACAATATTTTATATTATCACATAATTATCTAAAACTATAAATTATGTAAATAATACTATTAAAATTTAATATAACACATTCCTGTTTGGGGCATACAAATACGTTTCTTTGCGAAGTACAAATATATTGCTACTAAAATGCTAAATACTATTATAGTTACCAGCATCATTATCATACTTTTGTCATACTTCATATATATTTATGATATTTTATATTATCGTTTAATTCTTGAAAATTTTATAAAGTGAAAGATATAAATGAGAGACGACGAGCGCCTTAAATTGGATGAACTTTTACGAAAGGATGATGTGGCACAAACTACGAATCAAATTCGCCAACTTAGACACAGTGGACAGATAAAGACGTGTATTGATAATATAGTAAAACTTAAGAAAACACATAATCGTATGAGCAAAGATATGTTTGAAAAATTGGCGATAGGGCGGGCAAATTTCTTATTTTCAAATTATACACAAATATTTAACAAATTAATCAATGATGAAATAAATATAAAAATACTTTATGAATTTGTTGCTATATTAAAGATGATAGAAGATGGTAATTTAAATCAACACGAGGGGTCTTATATGGTTGGTAAAAAATTAAAAGAACTGTACGTTGATTGTGTTGTTGAAAAAGATAAAAAATCACGAGAAAAAGATGCAATAGAAGATGCAAAAAAAGTAGCGAAAATAAAAAAACCAAAGAAAAAGATTAACTATAAACAATTTAGAATGTTGCAAGAAAATTAGTATAATGCCTGTTCTCATTGTTGAATCAGTGTCTAAGTGTAAAAAAATAGAAGAACTTCTAGGAAGCGAATATCAGTGTATTGCCTCTTGTGGTCATATCCGTAAATTAAAGGATATTACCAAGAATTTCAAGTGTACATACAAACAAATAAATGCAAAAACTATAAAGAAAATGAGAGAGGTTATACAACACGCTGACGAGGTAATTTTGGCAACTGACGATGATCGCGAAGGAGAGAGTATAGCATGGCATATATGTGAAGTATTTTCACTAAATATAAAAACAACAAAACGAATCGTATTTAGTGAAATAACAAAAGAAGCACTTCAACGCGCAATAAACAACCCGACTACGGTAAATATGAATATTGTCGAAGCACAGAAAACACGAATGATATTGGATCAGACCGTAGGATATAAAATTTCACCTACATTATGGAAGAATATAAATCGTTCTGGAAGTCTTTCGGCAGGTCGGTGTCAAACACCAGCGCTTCGTATTATTTATGATAATGATACAGAAATAAAAGATACACGTCATGAATATGTATATAAAACTTTTACTACCGTTTCGTCTATTCAGTTTGAACTCACTCACCCTTTTTCCGATGATGAAGACGTCGTAACATTTTTGGAAGCATCAAAAGTATTTAGACATATTCTATCACGTTCTAAGACAACAAATATAAAAAGAACAGCGCCTACACCTTTTACAACCTCTTCTCTCCAACAATCCGCTTCCAATAAATATAATATGTCACCCAAAACCACAATGGTGCTTGCACAAAAATTATACCAGAACGGTAAAATTACATATATGCGAACAGATAATCCGAAAATTTCTCAAGAGTTCGGAGCAAAAATAAAAAAAATGGTGGAGACTAACTATGGAAATGCTTACTTAGGTGACTGTAGGCACATTTCCACAAAAAACGATGGTGCTCACGCACACGAATGTATCCGCCCCACTAATATTAGCGAACAACAATTGTCAAGTAAATTATTCACACCACAAGAGAGAAACCTATATCATCTTATTTGGAAGCAAACTATACAAAGTTGTATGGCTAATGCTGGGGGGCAACAATATAAATGTTTTATTACTGCGCCCGAAGAGAGAAAATATGTACATACCTTTGAAAAAATTACATTTCAAGGATTTATGATTATTGATGCTTCTCTCCCAATTACAAAATATGATTATTTTATGAATGTTCCTGTTGGTGAAATATCTGTATCTAAAATAGAGTCAAGTAGTCATATTAAAAACTTGAAACAACATTATACAGAGGCAAAACTTATTCAGTTGTTAGAAAAAAAAGGAATAGGACGACCATCAACGTTTGCATTGTTAGTTGAAAAAATCAAAGAAAAGGGATATGTTGAAAAAAAGAAGGATGTTGAAGGTATGAAAATTCAGTGTATTGACTTCTCTCTTTTAAACGGTGAAATAATTCAAAAAGAAAATGAAAAAATATTCGGTCATGAGAGAAATAAATTAGTTCTGACACCAATGGGTAAACTTGTTATAGAATTTTGTGTCAAACATTATGACGAATTATTCAATTATGACTATACAAGCAGTATGGAAGAACGGTTAGATAAGATTGCAGATGGGGGTGAAGATAGAATGAAATTGTGTATATCAACAAAAGAACATTTAGAAACATTAATCTGTTCGGTTGATACAAAAAGAGAGAACATCAACGAGCACTGTATAGAAGAAAACTACTTTTATATCGTTGGAAAATATGGTCCTTGTATAAAAAAGGTAAATAAAACTAATAGTAAAGATAAAACTAAAGATGAATTTTTTAGTATCAAAAAAGGAATTACGTTGGATGATATTAAGAATAAACAATTATCTTTGTCTGATATAATGGACGATAACAGTATTGGGGTCTATAATGGAGTGAAGTTGGTGCTTATGAATGGACAATATGGACCATATACCAAATATGAGGGGAAATCTTATTCGTTAAAAAATGTGGCACCTGTCTCTCTTAAAAATGTTATAAATGCAATTGAAAATAAGGGTCAGAACAGTTCTATATTGAGAGAAATAAACGAAGACATTTCTATAAGAACAGGCAAATTCGGACCATATGTATTTTATAAATCTAAGAATATGAATAAACCTGTATTTATAAATATGAAAAAAAGCAATATAACAATGACAATGAGTAATGCGGATATTGAAGAAATTGTTTATGATAATTAGAATGTCAAAATGACAACCCTAGTATAACAAATTGTGAAACAGTATTTGGAAAATGTCAAGGGCATACAAATGATACCAAACTCAGTTATGATGAATTACAACAAGGTTCGGGTGAACATACATTGGAAAATGGTGTAAAAATAGATAGAGGTATATGTAATTGTAAATCTCACTATAAAGAAATTAGTAGTAATGATGGAATTTCCGTTTGCAAACTAATTGAAAGTAATAATGATCTTCCAACACAAAAAGAAGAGGATGAAATTGTTGAAAATTATAAACAGAAAGTCGCGTGCGCGAAAGGTAAAAAGGGTAATAGGTGTATACAAAAGCAATAGCAAAAGCAGAAGCAAAAGTAAATCAGATTGAAAGGAAATATAATATATTACAATACAATAATGCACACTAAAGAAAATATGAACTGATAAGAAAAATATATATGTATATTACAATGAGTAATAGTATAAAAAAAGATACGATTACAAATGATTTATTTTCAGATTTAACCGATCCAAAAATAAAACCAATTGATAAAGAATCTATTAGTACAAATATTATATCATCTGGATTTCAAAATTTCTTGGTTGCAATATCAGCAATTGTTGCATTATACTTACTAATTATAGTAGTTGTATCTAGAAGTAAATTAATGCCGGCATTAGTAGTTGGAATATTTATAAGTTTTATATTGAAAACTTGCTTTGATGTTATAAAAATAATGAAAATAATAAAAAATAAACTGTATGGAAAAATAAACACTGCAATATTGTCAATAGGTATAGTACTTTACATATTTTTTATGTATGCGTCCAGTAAACTTTATCATATATTATTAAAAAACTTAAAATCTAAGTGTACTTCAAAAATAGTTAATTTAGATGCATTAGCAATAATTTACATTATATTAATACTATTTGATAATGTTATATTAAATAACCCAGATATGTATTTATTTTCTATAATTGTATATGTTTGTGTTGGTTTAGCTATGATGTTATATTATAAAAATGAAATACCAAATTTAAAAAATAAATTAGAAGATAATTGTAAAAAATAATTATATTTGTATATACTATGGTAAAAATTTCTAAATATTTAGAAAAATCTGAAGATTTTTTTCGTAAAAATACAACAGTTTTATTACTACTATTTATTATCAGTTTATTAATTTTACTATATGTAAAATATCATAAATATACTGTTCGGGAGGGAAATGCTACAAACGACTTTGTAAAAAGTATAAATAGACAAAAAAAAAATTATATAGATATATTGAGGTCAATGTTTAACAAGTGATTACTGTAATATAAATTTATAACATAACCCACAAATATTATTATTTTCCCAAATGCCAGTAATTTTTAAAGTAACTTCATATGGAGTATTGGTAATTTTTTTTTTTTGAATTTTTATAGTGCCTTGCAATAACTCATTATATAAATTATTTTTTATAGTAGGAGCAACATCTGATAAAATAGAAGTTTCTATATGATATATGCTCTTTATTAAAGAAATATTTCGTTCAACTTTATAATTTAGTTTTATATAATTATAGAAATTGTGTATTTTATAATCTGTAAAATTTATTTTTATAAAAATTCCATTCATAACATAATAACTTGTGCTATAAAATAATTTATAAAAATATTTATAATCACAAACCAAATTTTTTTCCTTATTACTGATAATAACATTTGATTTATTTATATCATACACATTAATTGCTAATATCATAGAATAGTATAGTTATGTATATTTAATAGTATTAAATGATAAATATTTATTAAGATCAATATAACAAAAATCATAAGTATTTAAATATAAATACTGAAAATAAATAATGCAAACGTGTAATGTAAATGAAGATGAATCATTTCATCCTTATTTAGAAAAAGAGCATGAAGTATTAAAGATGCCATTGGAAAACATACAAAATCTTATTTTTTATGGAAATAAAGGAATAGGAAAATATTACCAAGCAATATTATATATTAAAAAATTCAGTCCATCTAAATTAAAATATAATAAAAAGATGTATATAAATGACCATGAATATTATATAAAAATAAGTGATATTCATTTTGAAATAGATATGAGTACTTTGGGATGCAACTGTAAAATATTATGGAGTGATATTCAAAAACAAATAGTAGATAGTATGTTATCTTTGAATTTGTCTAAGGCAATTATTTTATGTAAAAATTTTCATGAAATAAATAAAGACTTGTTGCAAAATTTTAAAAATATAATGATACCAAGGTGTAGTTATATATTTTTAACAGAACACGTCGGGTTTTTTCCTTTAAAGATCTTACAAAGATCAGATATAATATCATTTCGCAAAATAAAAAAAAAAACATTAAATAATTATGATGTAAGAGTAAAAAACTCCGACAATTTATTGGCATATAAACACCAAAAGTTAAAGATAAATCATAATATGCGATATATAGATGAAAAATACATAAATATTATAATAGATTACCTAAATAATGAAAACGGTTCATTTACTTATTTACAACTAAGGGAAAATATATATAATTTATTGATAAATCAATGTAATATAGAAAATTGTATATGGCATTTACTAAATTACTATATAATACATAATTCTATAAACAACATAGAAGACATGATGATAGAATTATATAATTTTTTTAGATTATACAATTATAATTATAGACCTATATTTCATATAGAACATATAATTTTATATATTTATAATAATGTAGATAAATAAAAGTATTTTAATTATATAATGACAGAAGAATATTCTTGGGAATTTATAGATTCATATTTCAAAGATAATAATCAATGTTTAGTAAAACACCATATAGATTCGTATAATGATTTTTTTGAATCAGGAATTCAAAACATTTTTAGAGAAAAAAACCCAATCAAAATCATGAAAACACAAGATCCACAAACAAAAGTATTTAAGAATATAAGTGAGCTATATTTTGGTGGGTTAAAGGGTGATAAATTATACTACGGAAAACCAGTTATATATGATGAGACACGCACGCATTTTATGTATCCCAATGAAGCACGGGCCAGAAATATGACATACGGGTTTACTGTTCATTACGACATTGATATAATCTTTAAAATAATAAACGACACGGGCGAGTTAGTTGAATCAACAATGACATTAGAAAAAATATATTTAGGACGATTTCCTATAATGTTACAGAGTAATTTATGTATTTTAAATGGGTTACCTTCAGAAATACGATTTAATATGGGAGAATGTAGACATGACAACGGTGGTTACTATATAATTAATGGTAAGGAAAAGGTGATTATTCCACAAGAAAAGTTTGCTGACAACATGCTATATGTTAGAAATAAAGTAGATGACAAATATAGTCATTCTGCTGAAATTAGATCTGTGTCAGATGATGCTTCAAAACCAAAACGTACACTTTCTGTAAAAATTGTTGCACCCGGTACAGAATTAAAAAATGGTCAAATTGTTGTTAATATACCGAATGTAAGGATGCCTATTCCATTATTTATTGTTATGCGTGCATTAGGTGTTGTTTCCGATAAAGAAATTATTGAGCATTGCTTATTAAATATGGATAAATATAAAAACTTATTAGAATTATTTGTTCCAAGTGTTTACGACAGTGGTCGTATATTTAATCAATCTGACGCACTTAGATATATAGGTACGTTCACAAAGGGTAAAACAGTAGCACACGTTAATGAAATATTAATGAACTATTTTTTACCTCACGTAGGTGAATTAAATTTTAAAGCAAAAGCATTATATTTGGGTTATATTGTTCTAAAAATATTAAGGGTTTACAAAAATGAAGAAATGCCTACAGACAGAGATAGTTTTAAATTTAAACGTGTTGAACTATGTGGTTCGTTGCTACATGGATTATTTTCTGAATATTATAGTTTACAACAAAAAGACATATATACTAAAATAGACAAAGAATTTTATTACCATAAGAATATTTATCAAGATAATTTTACTTCACTCATTGAAAATAATAGTAAAGATTATTTTAAAGACAGAATTGTAGAAGATGGTTTTAAAAAAGCGTTTAGGGGTAATTGGGGAGCACAAGAACGTACAAAAAGACCAGGCGTTGTTCAAGATTTAAATCGTCTCTCTTTTAATTCTGCATTATCACATTTACGAAAAATAAATTTGCCATTAGATGCAAGTGCAAAGGTTATTGGTCCACGATTGTTACACACAACACAATGGGGCGTAATTGACCCATTGGACACACCCGATGGTGGTAATGTTGGACTACACAAGCATCTTGCATTGTCTACAACAGTTACATTTGGTTACGATTCATCATTACTAATCAAACTTATTAGAAAGTTAAATATCAAGTTTGTAGAAGAATGTCAACTGGATATACTATATCATTATACAAAATTATTTATAAATGGAAACTGGGTGGCAGTTGTTTTTAAACCAGATAATTTTATTAGTAGTTTGGTATTACTTCGTCGTAATTCTGTTATTCCTATTTACACCAGCATATCATGGGATAGATTAAATAATGAAATTTTTATTTCAACAGATGCGGGCAGGTTATGTAGACCAGTATTATATATTAAAAATAATAACATTAGTTACAACAGAACTAATATATTACCTCTCATTAAATCAAAAAAATATACTTGGAAACAATTAATACACGGATTTGGTGATAAAAAGATAGACATTGATAATCGTGTTGTTTATGATATTGGTAAATTATATGGTAGTTCTATTGGCGACGTTAATGATTATCTATTAAAAAATGCGGCTGTTATAGATTATATAGACGTCCAAGAAACGGAAACAGCGTTGATAGCTATGTATAAAAAAGATATTAAAAAAGATATAACAACTCATTTAGAAATTCACCCATCGTTAATGTTGGGTGTAATGGGTAATCAAATTGTATTTCCGGAACATAATCAATTGCCACGTGATTTATTTTCGTGCGGACAAAGCAAACAAGGTGTTTCTCTTTATCATAGCAATTTTCATAACAGAATTGACAAAATGGGCGTTGTATTGAATTATGGACAAATGCCACTTGTTAGAAGTAGATATATTAAATATATTAACGGAGAAAAACATCCATATGGCGAAAATCCTATTGTTGCGATTATGTGCTACACTGGTTACAATGTTGAAGATTCTATATTATTTAACAAAGCGTCGGTTGATCGTGGAATGTTTCGGACTACATATTTTAATATGTATGAATCACAAGAAGAAAGCACAAAGGTTTCTGGCGCGGAAATTGATAGCAGTTTTAAAAATGTAGAAAACGAAAATGTAATACGAAAAAAACCAGGATATGATTACAGTCAACTAGATGATAATGGACTTATAAAAGAAAACACACAATTAACTGAAAAAACAATCGTTATAGGCAAGTGTTATAATAATTTAGAAGATCCGTCTGTATTTGTAGATGCGTCATCCGGTTGTAAAAAAGGACAAATGGGAATTGTTGATAAATCTTTTATGACCGAAGGGGAAGAAGGATTTCGTAAGGCAAAGATTCGGGTGCGAGATGAACGAATACCAGCGATTGGCGATAAGTTTTGCAGTAGATGTGGACAAAAAGGAACTGTTGGAATTATTGTGGATGAAGAAGATATGCCGTTTACAGCAGACGGCATACGCCCAGATATTATAATAAACCCACACGCAATACCTAGCCGTATGACTATTGGTCAATTAATTGAGTGCGTGATGGGTAAAGCGGGTTGTTTATACGGAACAATTGGTGACTGTACTGCGTTTGTTAACAATGGTCCAAAACATGAACAATTTGGTAAACTATTAACTATGAATGGATACCATTCGTCTGGAAATGAATATTTGCAAAATGGTATGACCGGTGAAATGCTAGAATCATCTATATTTATTGGACCAACTTACTATATGCGATTAAAACATATGGTTAAGGATAAGATTAATTATAGAGCAAAGGGTCCTAGAACTGTATTAACGCGACAAACTGTTGGTGGGCGTGCTAATGATGGTGGTTTGCGAATAGGAGAGATGGAACGCGATGGTGTCGCTGCACACGGAATGACCGCATTTTTAAAAGAATCAATGATGGAACGAGGTGATAAGTATAATATGGCGGTTTGTAACTTATCGGGTACTATTGCGATTTATAACGAAGATAAGAACATATTTATCAGTCCTTATGCGGACGGTCCAATACAATTTAATCATACACAAATGAATGAACTAAAACTAGACACTGTTAGTAATTTTGGTAGAGAATTTAGTATTATTCAAGTGCCATATAGTCTTAAACTTTTAATGCAAGAATTACAAACAATGAACGTACAAATGAGAATAATTACAGATGACAATATTAACCAGTACTTAAAATTCTCAGATAATTTTAAAAAACTTTCAGATAAAGAATCAATGAAAGACGTATCTGATGCTATATTTAAAAAATTAAATATGAACAAACTTAAAAAAAGACCAGATCCAATACAAATACCAGAAATTCCAAAACAGTTACCAGATGGTTGGCGATATGGTGATCCAATACCTGAACCAGAAATAACGGAAGAATATGACTATACAGATGAAAATTTAGAGAATCCATATAATTCACAACGAATGGATGACTTACCTATTAATTTATCTCCAACCACACCTGATTATTCTGCACCGCCATTGACTCCAGTATACGAACCATCCACTTCTGACGAAATCCCACAGTTACCTATTTCATCACCAACAACAAACTGGAAGGCACCATATGAAATACGAAACGAACAAGAAGCACAAAATGAAATTTTACCAGACGGTAAAGAATATGAATATATACCAACGTCACCAACATATACACGGCCATTAGGAGAAGACGATATGAGGGTGGCTGTGCCGGCAAAAAAAGAAGATTTTAGGGAACTTACAACATCTGAAGGGAAATTAATATGGGTTAATAATAAAACAGGTCAATACTATGAAAATAACCCATTTGAATAATAAGATAATAATATTAAATTGAATTCATATAAAATATTGTTATCATATATTAATAATGGAAAATTTTGCGAACAATCAATCGTTATCTTCAAAAGTCTACAGATCGCGTAAAGTTATACTTGAACAACTAAATGCATTAGGATATGATGTATCTAACTACACTGACTTTTCTGTGAATGATATTTATACAATGAACACTACTCAACAACTATCATTTATGGTTTCTAATAATTTAGGACAAAAGAAATATATATATTATCATATAACAAAGGCGCTACGACCAGCACACATTCATGAGTTAGTTGAACAATTATTTCATGCAAGCGAACAATTAAGTGCTAAAGATGAATTATGTATTATTACTAAAGATTGTAATCCATCCAATACTAGCGATTTAACTATAACAAAAGTAATCAAAGATATATTTAGAGAAGATAATATATATATTACAGTTAGAAGTATTAAAACGTCGCAATATAATATTTTAAATCATAAAGATGTTCCAAAACATCGTGTATTAACAGAATATGAAAAAAATGATGTTTATAAAAAATACCATATAAGAAATGATAAGATGTTACCTGAAATATCCCAATTTGATCCACCCGCTGTTATTGTTGGTCTTAGACCAGGTGAACTCTGTGAAATTAATCGTTCAAATAAAACATCGTTAACTTCAACATATTATAGAATATGTTGTTAATATATATGGATACTAAATTATGTAATCGTTTGAATAACTCTTTTAAACTTTTTGAAAGAATAAATGATGAAAATGTAAAAGACTATAATAACGAGACATATAAATCGGCACTCGTTGACATATATCAAAGCGTTTACAATACAGAACAAAACTATTTAAATTCCGAATGTTCGCAAAATATAAATGATTATTTAAAACATGGTAATGTTGAATTAGATAAATATGAAATAATAAATAATGATGCAAAAATATTAAATTATAGTGAATATAAAGATACAATTTTAAATATCAGTTCTATAATATTAACGATCGGTTTTATGTTTATTATGAAATAATCTATTATGTATATATATGTCAGATATATTAGATAATTTTTCAAAGTTTAATTCAGAAAATAGTTATAATAGAAGTATTAATAATGGGCACCAAAATTATAATAAAATGAAAAGACAACAGTTAATGTTTACTGATGATTTAGACAACTATATAAATAAACAAGAACTTTTAACTAAAGAAAAAATGGATTTTGAAACGATAAATAAACGTAGCATGACTGTAAATATTATTTTTATTGTAATGGTTGTATTACTTATTGTTATTTTTTTATAAATATTATATATGAATCAAAAAATATTTGTTATAGGTTTTAATAAATGTGGCACAACGTCTCTGAACAGGTTATTTAAAAGTTGTAACATTAACTCGGTTCACAAGAACGGTCTTAATTCACAAGATATATTGGAATTAGCAAGTAAATATGACGCAATAACAGATGGAATTCATTATAACTTTCAAGATTACTATGATAAATATCCAAATAGTTTGTTTATTTTAAATACTAGACCAATATATAAATGGTTATTGTCACGTTATAAACATCATTCACGTCTATATAATAATAATAAAAACTATCAAAGTTGGTGTTGGCCCGCTAGCATTGAAAGAACAAATGAATGGATTAAAACAAGGAGACAACATTATAAAAACGTAAAATATTTTTTTAAAGATAAACCAGGTCAACTTAAAATTGTAAATATAGAAAACCCTGGATGGGAAAATAAAGTTTTAAGGTTTATTAAAAAACAAAAATATATTGAGAAATTTAAAAATGTCAACTTTCATAAAAATAAAACAGGTCACCTGGAGGTAAAAAAAAAAATATATAGAAGAATTGATACTATTGTAAAAGAATCACTAAAACAAAACAATATTAATCCGAACGAAATATAATATTATAATTATATAATGGTTCAGTGTAAATTAAATACAAAAACACAATTTAATTATAATAAATTAAAACCTTATTTAGATGGTGACATGGTTGTCACTGGCACATTTATGCAAGAATACCAGAATACTTTAGTTGATTTAGCAAGTGACGTACAACAATATATAAATTGTATGAACCGCCAAGAAACAAATACAAACACACAATATCAAAATGAGATTGAACGGTATAAAATAATTTTATATCAGATCAGAAACATTATGGACTATAACGCTAAAAATATACAAGCAAGAGAAGATTTTATCTCAATAAGAGAACCTGATTATCACGCCTTTTTACTATTAGGTGGTTTTTCAATATTATTTTTATTGGTTACTATCTATTTAATTAAGTAAATATATTAACTATATTTTGATAAAATAATTAGTTAATATATACAATGAATAATGATAATTATTTTTTATCTGGTGTAAATATTCAAGATAGTTGCGCAAACTTATCAGCAGGTGAGTGTGCTAAACAATCTATATTGAAACGTGGTATGGTAACATCACATATGCTAGATGTCATAAAAACAAAACAAAAGCAGAATACTAGCAACATACTTGTAAACAAAATAGGTATATTAGAAGTTAATTTAAATACTGGAAAACTTATTTCTAACAAGAATAAGTTAATACAAGGATTAAATGGTTATTATGTACCGGTCAACACGAATAATATAATACAAATGAACCAGCATATAATGAACAAATTAACAGATATTAACTTTGTATCACGTATCGGATTTCCAAATGCGAATCAAGCAAAAGAGTATGCTGCGCTCTTGATGAAAGATGGTGGGGGTATGAATGATCCTTTACAAAATGTTAGTGATAGAAAAGAGAGAAAGAATAAAATGCTTTTAGCAGATTTATTAAATCAACCCACCCAAGATATGACAACGATTGAGAACACATTATATCAACAAGGCATTTATATGTTAGACCACAAAGATATTCATTTCAATCATAAACAGCGATTTATTACAATCAAGAGCAATGATATAATATCAAAGTATGAAAAAACAAAAACACCATCCAAATTATATTTTGTGGTGTTTAATATGAATAAAAATATAAAAGTAAACAGTATGGGTAAAAATAATATGGGACGTAAAGAGGGATTTACTGGAAGTAATGATTCTGATGAGGGAACTAATGTGAATACACCATCTAAACCCGAAACTGGATACGATAATGGTCCCGGTTGGGCCAATGATGAAGGGTGGTTATGTTTAGATAAAGATTCTGGAACTGCTGGTGTGCCTATGCGTATAGATGAATATGGATTGGTGCAAGGAATGACCGGAAGTGGTGATAAGAATGGATCATACAAATTTGGTGCTTGTGCGCAGTCAACTATTCCTACAGACAGAGCTAAAATAGGATTGATATGCGGAGATTCATCTTGGGATAATAACACAGAACAATCAAATAAAGGATGGACAGAAGAGAGAAACGCACGAACCGTGCAGAAAGTATTTGGATATGGGCAAAGTTGGGCAGATAAAGAAGGGAGTATGTGTGCCGTAGCAAAAAAACAACTACCATTGATGGAACTAAATACACCACAACCGGCGATGGTGCCTGACGAACCACCGCAACCACCAGAAGCAGCACCAGCGCCACTATCCCAAACATCAACCACGCAAAAAATAAACAATCCTTCTCTCGCAGACACCACTAAAGACAAGGAAATGTTAAAACATTTACTTACCAGCATTGATGATGATGTAAATTCCACAAAAAAAGTGAACAAACAACACGTCAAGTTTTTAAAATTACAAAAAAACCAACTCAAATTAATGCGGGACGCTGTGGCAAAAAAGAAACACCAATTGCGAGAATTAAAGGAAGACAGTTATACGAACCAAACACTGACACGCTACGAGGAATACAAAATGAAACGGACGCTAGCACAAAAGAGAATAGTAACGATGCTTATCGTGGGCGTTACAGTGTCTATGGTATTGGTAATATTGCAACGATACACTCCGTTATACTACATTGTGCCCGATATTGTATTTTCTAGTTTATTTGCGATTGTTACAGTTATAACAATATATTATTTAGGAAAATCTATTATTGACTTTTCTCAACGGTCAACTACAAATTTTGATGAATATGACTGGCACGGATTGAGTGATATTAGTATAGAATCAACAAGTAATGCTGGGTTTGATATATCCACGTTTGATAATATAGGGAACAGTGATGAAATTACATTAAAATTTAGTGGCACTGATTCTAATATGATAGACGCAAATATTCAAAAACTAAAAAACAGTAAGAATATACTTTCAGATTTAAGTATGCTGGGAAATAATGTGCACGTTGATATTGTTACAAGCGACATTGACGATGTTGAAGAAAAATTCTCTAATGTTAAAGATGGTTTTATGAAAGAAATAGGAAACATAAGAAGCATGATGAGTGAATAATAAAGATAGAATAGGTTATAAATTAATATAGTATGAATATATATGAGTTGTATAATTTCATCAACTTGTAAATTTATAGATGTAAAAGACAATTTATATTCATACTATACACTTTCTAGTGATGGGATTGTGGGTGGAAATTTGTATAATTCTGGTGATCAAATAACCTCGCTCAACACAGGTTCAAACTACAGAGTTAAACAGGCATTTTTAGTACATAAAAATGATAATTCTATATTGAATGATGTAGAATTTAATAATTATGAAACCCTTACGAACAACGTAAATTTGTTTGATATAACAAAATATACAACAGATGCTGTTGATTTTCAATCGGCAATATCTGATTTTAGCAATGATAACAATAATAAAGTGAAAGACCATAAAACATATTACGTATTTGTCTATGACGGCACTGTTTTCCAAACATATGGCGGTAGTGCATTATCACAAGGCATAAACGAGTTGGTACCAAATGGTGTAAAATTTTGTGGTCTAATTGAATATTTATATGATTGTAAGGGTCCTGTATCACCACCCGTTTTATCCGATGATCAAGGATGCTATTTAAATATGGATATAACAAATATTATACCGACTCTACCCACAAAATTTTCTGATTTAAAAGATTTACCAATAAACGATGGTTCATCGCTTACATTTTCAACACTCTTTAATAATTTTGACGACCAAAGCACAATATACAACCAGTCAAGATTATCATTTAGTACAATCGTAGTTTATTTTGAAGAAACTCCTAACTGTTTATTAAACAGTTCGTCCGCAATTTCTGTTGAAAAATTTACAGAATATATAAATGATGAAAAAACAAATTTGGATGACCAAATAGTTCGTGCGTGTGTAGTAAATACAATAAAATCAGCATTTAATAGAGTTCAAAATTATGTTGAAAAAATGTTACTGTATAAAAAGTTAAATACTGCTCCTGATGGCGTTTTTCTAAATGATAAAAAAAATATAGAAAAAAGGTTAGGTGAGGACAATTTGAATAAATTTACAAGCACTGAAGGAAAATATAACATGTTTTTCAAAATTGCACACGTTATTGTTATTCTGGCAGCGACATTGATGTTTTTGATACGGGCAAACAAAAGTTTAGTTAAAAACTATATAATTCTCACCCTATGTATTTTTATGCCTTACTTATTGAGAGTAATACAAATTACTATTAAAGAAATTGATAATTTAAGAAATAAAATTTTATAGCATACATATATATGAATGTATTTGATAAAATTATACAAATCATAAATTTAAAAAGAAAACAACTAGTGATAAATAAAAACTCAAATAAAATAAAAAAATTTATGCCTAGAATATATTATATTGGTGATGGTAAAACTGGTTCAACATCTTTAAAAGAAGGATTTCCGAATAAAAATACAGCACATTGGCACTCGGTTTTATATTTTGAACATATTTATGGAACAAAATTATTAAGTATAAATAATTATGACTTATATGATTTAATTTTATATATCGGTAAAAAATATAATTTTAAACCTATAATTATTGAATCTATAAGAAATTATATAGATTTAAATTTATCCACCATTTTTCATAATATAAAAAAAAAACGATATAAATTACCAAAAAATAATAAAATAAATACAATTAGAAAATCAATGATTGAAATATTAAAAAATGATAGAAAACCTTATTCTGTAAGTATGTATAAAAAACACTTTAATATAGATTTATTTAATGAATTTAATATATATAAAAACTACTATTATAATGAAACCGATACATGCCATCTATTATTTTTAAAGTTTGAAGATATTAAAAATTGGCAGAAAATTATAAATAAAGTTTTACCTGTTAAGTTTAAAACAAAACATGCTAATAAAAACAATAATAAGTTATACAATAAATGTAAACGAAAAATAAAATATACAAAAAATGAATTAAAAATATTAGAAAACGAAACACATAAATGTTTTTACACTAAGAACGAAATAGATTTAATTTATAAAAAAAAACTAAAATTATAATATTGTTTTAAGAAATATAGATTTCATTATATTATAAAATTGATTTGAAAGATTATATTGTTATAATATAAAATGATTATTCCAGTCAAGTGTTTTACATGTGGAAATGTTTTAGCAGATAAATATGAATATTATTTAAGAGAAGTTCGTGCAATAAAAGTAAAAGAAGGTCTTCCATTAGACGAAGTTATATATTTTTCAAAAACGAATGTGGTAAAAACCCCAGAAGCACGCGTTCTTAATAACATTGGATTAACAAAAATTTGTTGTAGACGTCATGTGCTTTCACACGTTGATATTTAATAAAAAAAACATAATTATTTATTAATGAATTATGTTTTACTATCATTTACATTATTAATAGTAATTCCATTGGTTGTAATAGGATTTTTTAAATTAAAACAACCGTTTTGGTCTAGACAACCTGTTTTTCATTTATACAATTTAACATATTGGATTAGGCCACCTGGTATTATCCAACACGATAATATTAAAAGAGATTCAAGATTTTTTGATCAGAGAATACACCATGCGTTCTCTCATTTACATCCAGAAAAAGAACAACTAAAAATAGTTGAATTTATAAAAGATAATTTCGTTAACGTTAACGAAGATGGTGTTATATATAGTCCATCACGTAATAGTATTTTTTCATATCTAAATACAAATAGTATATTAAGCATAAAGTATGAAAATTATGATGATAAAGATAACATTATTGGTTGTATTAGTGGACGCCCACTTATATGTTATTTTAAAAATATTAAAGAACCTATACACATAAACTATGTTGACTATTTGTGCGTTGATAAGAATAATCGCAAACAAGGAATTGCGCCAAAGTTAATTTATTCGTACTACCATCACCAAAGAGAGAAAACAGGACATAAAATATGTTTATTTAAAAAAGAATGTACATTAACATCAATAATACCGTTATGCACTTATTTTACATATGGATTTTATATTTCTAATTTTAAACCACATAAAATGATAAATGTTATAAAAATAAAAAACATAAAATTTATATACGACAATTTAATGTTGTTTAGGAAGAAATTTAACTGTATGATTATACCAAATGTCAATGATTTTATATCTATAAATGACATTCAAATATATGGCATTGTTAATATGCATCAAATATATTGTTTATTTTTTTTTAGAAATACCTATTCAAAAATAAATAATACTTATACAGTGGAATGTTTTGCGAGTATTAATAACACAGATAAAGATACTTTTTATCAATCATTTTTGGGATGTATTATGACATATTTTATAGATAAAATATTAATTATTGAGGATATTTCTGATAACACATTATTAATTAATCTTTTAAAGAAACACCTAAATATTAAATTTAAAAGTCATACAGGATACTATTTTTATAACTATAGGATTAAACCAATATTACCTAATAAATTATTTATAATAAATTAGCGATAATATTTACCTGCTCTAAAAAAAGAATCTATAATATAAATAATAAAGAATCCCAAAAATAAATACATAATTAACTCTTCTGTAACCGTTTCGGTCTTTTCATCTTGTTGTTGTTCTAATAAATGAATAATATGATTTAATTTTTCTAAAGTTCCGTCCAAATTTTCATATTTTTGGGACAATTTGTTTGTATAATTTTGATTTTGGTTATTTTGTTTATATGCTTGTTCGTTTATGGGTTTTGTATAAGTGTCACCTAAATTATTTGGTGTAAATAAATATTTGGCTTGTTCTGTTTGTAATTCTGCTATATTATTATTATGGTCTTTGTTATCATTTAAATAATTTTTTAAATCGTGAGTTTCAAAATTTTCATAATTAGAAAAACTTAACATAGTTCCCTATAGAAGATGCATATATTATTTTTTTGTTTTAACAATATATATGATTCTTAATAAAAATTTTCTAAATAATGAAATTATTATTATAGTATTTTTTGCAATTTTATTATATAGTTTAAGTAACGTTATTAATATTAACAAACACAATATGGTAAAGGGATTGCTATTATTATTTAGCGTGATTATATGTTCAAAATGTTCTATGCCAACTGGTTTTTCGTGTTCCCTCTTATTGATTGTATATCTATATGTCATTAATAGTAAACAAAAAGAATCATTTAATGCGGGACGCGTTGGTCAAGGTTTAGATGATATTGCTGAAGGAATATTACATGGCGCCGAAGATGTAGGTGAAGGCATTGTAGATGGTGTTAAAGATGTTGGTGGGGGATTAAGTAAAGCAAGCCACGACTTATTTGGAAATAGTAATGATGCTAATAGTGATACTGACACTGATACTGACACTGATTCTGACACTGATTCTGACACTGATTCTGATTCGGATCCATATAGCGACGACGACCATCCAGGTGATTCTAAAGAACAAATAGATACGAGCGAAGAAGACAAAATGTATAAACAATATGAAAAATGTATGTATGGTGGTAAAATATTAGATGATAATGCCAATGACTATGAATGTGATATTAACGACAGAATTGATCACGTTAACAAGATGGATAAAACACATCATTGTGGAGATAATAGACACAAGCATTGTAACTCTTGCGGCAATGGTGGTGGGCATGGCGGCAACGGTGGTGGGCATGGCGGCAACGGTGGTGGGAACGGAATCAGTAAACAATTAAAGAGTGATGGGTTAAATGATGATCAGAATATTCATATAATTAATTTACCGAAAATAAAAACAATGGTGTCAACAGTTCATAAAGATATGAAAACCGTAAAACTATTAATACGCAAATTTTATAAATCTATAGATGATAAGAGTTTGATTCAACGCAATCTAATAGATGCACGCGACGCATTTGATAAAGCAAGTGAACAAGTCATCAGAATGGACTTTTATGTGCAAAAATTAGATAAAATTGACAAAAAATCTAATAATGAAATACTAAATTATATTAAAGATATTAACGATAATATGAAGTTGGTTGATTTAAGTAATACTGTTATTAAAACATACAAATATAGTGAAGATCAACAAGATATAAAAAAGGCAATGTCAAAGGGAGCATTTGGTATACTAACTAATATTAATACCATTAAACAACTAATAATATAAACTACAAATATGTCATAAATAATATATTAAATAAATATATGAATAAAATACTATGCGTGTCTGTGTTTATTTTCACTATTCTTTATTGTTTGTATATCCATAGTAGTAACATGGTAAATGTATTTACGATAAAGGGTAAGCGTGAATATATGGAGGATACTTATATTATTCACAACGATAAGACATATAGCATATATGGTGTTTTTGATGGTCACGGTGGTAAATATGTATCAGACGCATTAAAAAAAATACTTCATGTATATTTTTCAACACATATTTTTAATAAAAAAATAAAATATAATAATGAGAATGAAATTCGTAGTAAAATAAAAAAATCTTTTTTAATTTTAGACAATATAATAAAACATAATGTTAAATCATACTCGGTAGGTTCAACCGCCAGTATTATAATTAAATATGGTGATTTATTAATAACTGTTAATTTAGGAGATTCACGTGCTATAATTTTACAACAAAACGATACTAATCCAAATGGCGCGATTTTGTATTCAACGAGGGATCATAAACCAGAACTTGAACGAAGAAGAATTGAAAAAAGTAAAGGCAACGTTGTATATGACGGACACGTATATCGCGTAAATGGAAATTTATCACTGTCCAGAGCATTCGGTGATTTTTATTTAAAGTATAATAATAATAACTATAGAGGACCCGTTAGTGTAGAACCTGAAATAAATTTTATAAAAATGAGTAAAAATACAAAATATATAGGTGTAATCGGTTCTGATGGATTATGGGATGATGTTTCAAATAAAGATGTTCTTAACATTTATCGGCACTGTAAAAAAAAAAATATATCAAAAATAGCTGGTGTATTAGGGGCAACAGCATTTAAAAGAGGTTCGTCTGATAATATAACTGTATTGTATTTTGAATTATAATTTATATTAAATAAAATATTATAAATTATATATGTTAAGTTATTTGAAAAAAATAGAAAAAAATATAACTGACAATAAATTATTTTTAGGGTTTTTATTAGTATGCATTAACTTTATGTCACGGAATGTAAACTTTGACATATCACCGTTTCAAAAACAAATATTAAACAGTGATTTAGTAAAACAATTATTTATCTTTTTTATATCATTTGTTGGAACTAAAGATTTAAAAGTTTCAATTGTATTAACTACATCATTTTATATTCTTTCAAATCATTTATTACATGAAGATAGTCCGTTTAACATTATACCAGACCGTTTAAAAAATGCCATAGACACTAATAATGATAATAAACTATCACAACAAGAGATTGACGATGCAATAAATATACTAGTAAATGTTAGAAATAATAATTATTTATAGTTATATATTCATTTTTGTTTTTTTTTGATCTTTAATTTTTGTTTTTTTTGATCTTTAATTTTAGTTTTTTGTTCCATTCAATAATTTTGTTTTTTATGTTAAATATATTATTATCATCATTTGAATTACTTTCTGTAATAAATTTTTTATTTTTTAAAATATTATTATCATCATTTGAATTACTTTCTGTAATAAATTTTTTATT